TCCCCGCGAGTTTTTCCGGGACAAAGCCCGATTTGATTCAATAAAACACAACGCTCAGGTAAATTTCTTCCATGTGTATCTTGATCAGTGTCATGAATGGATAATCAAAAAATTCCAGCAAGATAACCCATGGCCTACTGGTTCTGGACAAACTTGGTATCATGCGCAAGATTCTCTTTACGATGCGCGATATCTACAAGAGTATAATCCATGGTGCATTGATTTGGCCATGATCATGGCACATGAACAAGGTTTTTTATCTCAGTATCACAGCATCATAGACCGCGCAGGCATGATACGCCATGATGATCTTGCTGTAAGAGAATACCACCACTGGCGGCAGGCACGAGGACTCAATGACCTTGATCTCAGTGGGCTAGCAAGGTTGGCTGGCGAGGTAGGGATCGAACCTACGACAGGCTGATTAACAGTCAGCTGATCTACCACTGATCTACTCGCCATCAATTCAGGATGCTTGTGTGCCTCTGCACTTCCACACGTCTCTGACCAAAGTCATGACAGATTTGGGCAGTTTTCCAGCCACTGGTTCGCGATGCCAGCACCAGCGGCACACAAGCAAAATTGGAGTTGCGGACAGGATTTGAACCTGCGTTTCACAGTTTTGCAGACTGTTGCCTGACCACTCAGCCACCGCAACATCATCATGGTGCCTTGGGCCGGAATCGAACCGGCACGGCTGCGCCGACAGATTTTAAGTCTGTGGTGTCTACCGATTTCACCACCAAGGACAAATATGGCCTGCCCGACAGGATTCGAACCTGTGGCCCTGAGCTTAGAAGGCTCATGCTCTATCCAGCTGAGCTACGGGCAGAAAAAACCCGCTGTTGCCAGCGGGTTCTTGTGAGACAACACTGGAACTCTTACTTCTTAAAGGCCCAGTACAGCACTGCTAGTGCTACCAATCCCACCAGACCTTTGTCGCCTAGGGCTGCCACAAATGATGTGATGGCACCCACGACATCCAGTCCTAGGAAGGGCACTGCAGCCCCAAAAAGTATCTGCAGCACCACACCCACGGCGATGAGCTTGACACCCAAGTGGGTGATGTGGCCCAGGAAATCGCTCACAGATGTGAATAGTTTGTTTAAAGATTCCATATATTTCCTCAGGAAGATGGTCTAGCCATCCCCCAAAATATTTAGGTACCCCGCTGGCGGTCAAATACCTAGGGAGAAAACATGGTAGGATCTAGAATTAAATCAAAGCCTACTGCACCATTTCATTCCTTTCGTTGCTCTACCATTTCCAATATTTTTTGCTTTATATGTTGGCAGTTGAGTGTCACAATTTGGACACACTAAACGAAAGTTTTCCGGTTTATTATTGCTTGCATTTCCGTCTATATGATCTAATATCATTACTAACGATTTACCACGGTGTTCGGGAAGTTGCCCACATATCGAGCATTTATATCCATCTCTTAATTCTACAAATCTCTTGATAGCCGGTCTACTCTTTAAAAGACCTTTTTCAAATAAAGGTTTGTTATCTACAAACCAAACCTTATTGCGATGCTCCCCTTGGCACTTTAGGGTACAATACTTGTTTACTTTTGAATGACAAAACTTTGTTTCTTTTCCACAGTTAACACAGTTATACACTTTCATTGGTCGAGCTCTCATTTAGAGTATTTATGCTCTACCAGTTGCGATTGGTAGGACCGGAGGGAATCGAACCCTCGTCGAAGGATTAAAAGTCCTATGCTTGACCTTCCAGCTACGGTCCCATCAAAACTTGGTGCTCCCGACAGGACTCGAACCTGTACTGTGCGCTAATCTGGCGCCTGAGCCTGTGTATAAGACAGGTGTTCTACCATTAAACTACAGGAGCAAAAATGGGGTGACCGGTTGGATTCGAACCAACGAATACCGGGATCACAACCCGGGGTCTTAGGCCACTTGACAACGGTCACGTAAAAAGGCCGGGGCTATCGTTCACGAGTTCTCCCGCTACTGGATTGTTGTCAGTCATACCCCCCGACAGCATGACCTATTCCGTTCTACCTCATGTGTCAATCAGTGCTACCAAAACGGAAAAGCTCTTGCACTGATAGGATGAACCCGTCAGGCCGGCCTGCAGGTCACCAAGTTGGCTGAGGCGCATGGATTCGAACCACGATAAGCAGGATCAAAACCTGCTGTCCTGCCGTTAGACGACGCCTCAATAAAATGGCACCGGGTGACGGAGTCGAACCGCCCTTAAGGGTTTTGGAGACCCCTGTCGTACCGATAGACCAACCCGGCAAATAATAAGTGATAGTCGCCCACACACCCGCGAACTATCGTGATGATGCCTGTGTATCATCTTACCCCAAGAATACAAAAACGGTGTGCGTTACGGGATTCGAACCCGCATTCAGAGGTTATTCCACCGCTACCGCACTTTTCAGTGTTGTGTTTCCACTGTAGACTTATGTGGCCCCCTGTCTTGTCCGTTGTTTAGACGAAACGCACATAATTGGTGAACCCAAGGGAATTCGAATCCCTATTCTTACCGTGAAAGGGTAATGTCCTAACCGTTAGACGATGGGTCCGGTTGTTTATGACATCCGCGATTTTGGAAATTGTTTTGTATAAGACTCAACAAACTCACTCGCGGTGTAGAAAAGAATATAGATCTATTGTGCTCTAAAATATATTTGTCCCGGCAATACAATTCAAATAACTGATGCTGGCGCATGTTCAACAAAGATCGCACAGAATCAAGATAGGCATCAAATCGTGATGCGTCTGGCAATTGGTCATAACTGTAATCTAACCAATCTGGCAAGACGAACCCTCGATCCAGTATGTCCTGGACCATGCCCTGATATCCCATGGGCAGTATAAAGTTGCCTTTGATCAAAGGATCATAAGTTTTTTCTGTTATAAGTTTGTAGCTGTGACCAAAAGTAATGGTTTCCACATACACGCTGACAAAACTGTCTTGATAATAACGATTGTGTGCCGGATACCAAGATCCTCCTGCGAACCACCCTTGTGGATTTTCGAGATCACGTTTGATATAATGCTTGTACTCTTGCGGTTGGATAAACACGCCTTTTTTGTGATCGCTGACATAGCCTTTGTCTGCGTCCAAGATGTTTCGCAGTAGCTCTCGAAATCGAGAACGAGACTCATAGGAGTACCAATGACCACGGGGCGCGTCTTGTTCTGACCAGACTCGCATGGCAGCAAGGTAGTGTTTAGCCACGGGTGTTTTACTAATATCTTCAAGAGCAAACATTTCTGCAGTAGAAAATCTCGTGTGTATGCGGCGTGACAAATCATGTTTTTCATATTCCGTAAAATACACTAGTTGTCTTTCCCAAAGGAAATCGTAATATATCACATCCGGATATTGATTTCGTACACAGCTATTGCAATCAACGTAACAAATCCTATGCTGATGCTGCTGGAAAAAATCTATGTTATCCTGCCAGTCGCGGGATTCAAACACCTGGCCCAGCTGTTCTTCTGAATGATAAACATTGATGAAGATCACGAATTGATCGGGCCTGATCCTGGCACGGAACCATGCGATTTGTTTTTCTAGATCATACCATTTAATCACACACATGATCCAATCAGCATCTTGGATATCAGATACATATTTCCATGCAACGCCAGGTGGTTCCCAATCCACGATCACACTCTGGTATCGGTCCCAGCCGATTGGGGTTTGGTGTTCACTTGGCATGTAAATCTTTATCATCATGGTAAAATATTTAATCAATGGCAATATGGTGCCTGTGTTGCAGGCTCGGGAATCCCAACCCTCGACGTTTTAGAGAACGCCTACATGTCACCCGACTCTAACCATATTGAAGCACACTCTGCCCACCATGGGCGTTTCCACCGCGCTGGCTATTGCTGCTTCGTCGTGCGGTCCCGGTTTGCCAACCGCTCAAGGCCGACGACCAATGGCGAGTGTGCTTCAATATGGTGCCCCAGAAGAGATTCGAACTCCCAACCTACTGATTACAAATCAGTTGCACTACCGTTGTGCTACCGGGGCATACCATGACAGGGTCAAGCCCTGCCCAGGAGTCTTACCAGGGAAGTTTGCGCCATCCCTTTCATGTTTCCTGTCCGCCCGTTTGCAGATATTAAAGTGCTCTGCGCAGCCACGTTCCGCTCTAGCACTGGTCACGTATTATACACTATGTGTTGCAAATGTCAAGTGCATAATAAGAAAAAACCCCGGGTTTTTGCCCGGGGTCAACAAGTCCTTGAAAATCAATGACTTACAGCCCGGTCAAGTCTGCGTTTCTCTCTGGGTTTTGACGCCTTGAGCGCAGACATGGTGCCACGATGTTGTGTGGTACCATGTGTTTGAGGGTTGTAGTCTACTGTTCATGACTTTATTTATATCACTGAGCCGGGGTCACCGCAGCTTCAGCCACTGGTGCAGTGGCTTCCACAGCCACTTCGGCAGTGGGAGCTGCTTCGGCAGCAGGAGCTGTTTCAGCAGCAGGCTCCACTGGAGCCACTGGCTGGGCTTCTTCGGTCTTGGCGCAGCCCGCGAGAACCAGGGCTGAGAGGGCGAGTGTTGCAAAAGTTTTCATGATATCTCCTTGTTATTCAAACGGACGCACAGCAGTTTAGATTTTTTCTGCTGTGGTGTCTGCTGGATATTTAACCAGCCGGGCTTCGTCGCAGCTAGAAAATAAGTAGGCTCTGGCCGTACGCATTTCTGAGTTGCTCAAGACACCGTCACTGTTTTTGTCAGCGCGATCAAACAGGCCTTGCGTGACACGACAAGCTGCAGTAAGCTCTGCAAAGTCCACTGCCCGGTCTCCACTGGTGTCAAACTTGCTGACACGATCCTGAGCCACAGCCATGGTGCTCATCAATCCAATCAATACTATCGCGGTCTTTTTCATATTTGTTTCCTTTTTTTAATTTTCAACTATTCGACTAACCGATGTGATCACAGCAGCGATACGACCAATGTCACGAAGCTGTTCTACTGTGTAGCCCATTTTCTTGAGTCCGTCGTAGTGTGCTTTCACACAGAAATGGCATTTACCAACAATGCTGGCAGCAAGGCTGTAGGCCTCGAAGCGTTCTCGGGTGGTACCACCGTGCGTGCTGATGGCATTCATGCGCAACTGTGCAGGCAAGCCCTGGAGCTGTTCATCCCCGGTCATTTCAACATAGGGATACCATACGTTGTTCTGTGCCATCAATGCAGCAGCGGTGAGTGCGGCTTCTGCTTCAGTGTCGTTGGCGATCTGGCTTTGGATCCAGGTCCACAGTTTTGTGTTGCCTGTGGCAAAAGCAGCGGCCAATGCCACTGCTTCGGCTTCTTCCGGAGCCAATGAACTGCGTTTGATCACTGCGTCAAGGTTCAAGCGCGTATCCTTGGCATAGTCAGGGATACTGTTGTCCTTTAAGGTATCAACCCAGGCAGTCATTACAGCGTCGCTCCGCCAATGGCGCGATTGCATGCACAGAGTTCGCCGGTTTGAAGAGCATCGAGCACACGCAGTGTCTCGTCGGCGTTGCGACCAACATTCAAGTTGTTGACAGTGACGTGCTGGATAACGTTGTCTGGATCAACGATGAAAGTTGCGCGTAGTGCTGCGCCGGCTGGTGCATAGAAAATGCCGAGTTGGTCAACTAGACCATCGACATCATCGTAGGCAATGCCGCGGGCAGTGTCAGCAAAAAACCAGCAAGTGGTTTTCTTGAGATCTTCATGGGCATTTTTCCATGCCAACTTACAGAACTCGTTGTCGGTTGAGCCAATCAACAACACAGCATCGCGATCCGTAAAGTCCTTGTTCAACTTATCATAGGCAACGATTTCTGTTGGACATACGAAAGTAAAGTCCTTGGGGTAATACACTATTACCTTCCACTTGCCGTCAAAGCTTTTGTCTGTGACGGTCTCAAAAGCATCATCTGGGGTCAACGCACCTGGCTTGACGCCAGTGATTGCAAATTTAGTCAAACTATCGCCTACGGTTTTCATGAAGACTCCTTGTTGGTAAGATCTACATTATATATGATTTGTACAGCGAAAGTCAAGGTTTTGTTGGACTTTTGTCCAACTTCTGGGCAATTAGATTGCTGGAATTTGTGTCACAGTGGCCAGCCCCACTGCATCCATGGCTCTGATGTTGCGACCTTCCCTGAGAGTGGCAGTGAGACTCTGCCCGCTGAGGGTGCTGCCATTGGCCACGGCAGCCAGCACAGCACTGGCAGCTGGCTGTGATGCAAAGCTGTGTAGATTGACGCCAAAGGTCATGGCCGCGCTGATGCTGTTGGATTCAAAGGCAGAAAAGTCCAACTGTGCCTTGATTTGATTGTAGATCTCACGGTTGTATTGGGTCTGCATGGCGGTCCAGGCCGCCATGGTGCTTTGGGTGCTGGCTCCCGGTGTGGTGGCATTGGTGGCGGCGATGCTGTTTAAAATGGATTCCGTGGCAGGTATCAGGCCACCCACGAAAGCATCATCAAAGTCAGTGTAGGTACCGGCTGCGGGACCCGACGGGATCACCACAGGACCCGTACCATAGGTACCATCCAGTACGTCTATCATGTTGGTGTAGATATCGTCCAGGGGAGTCAACTGCACCAGTTCATTGAGCTCATTGATGGTGTTGCTGGCAGTGGTGAATGCCGTGGGATACAGTGACAGATTTATCACACCAATGATGTCGGTCAAGGTCAAGAGATTGCCGGCTGCTGAACCATTGCCAACATTGTTGACAAAGCTGGCAGTGACCGCGGCCGGTACCGGCACAGTCAGGGACTGCACCAAGGGCAAGTCCTGATTGGTGGTGATCTGTGCCATGGTGCTGCCCAGTGCTGGCAGACCAATGTTTTGAACATTTTTGATCTGTGATAGGCTCAAGGCCAAGGCCTTGTTGGCCAAGGCCATGCCAGATGGAATAACTGTGCGCATGGCACTGTAGCTGTTGGTGTTGTTGGGACCAGCGTAGAGATAGCCCACGGGATCTTCCACTATGGCTTCCAGGGCCATGTTGACCTGGCTGTCGTCATAGGCTTCGCCCAGGCTGGGGTCAAAATTCCCCGGTTCCAGATAAATGGGTGCTATTCCTGTGGGCGTGGGGCAGGTCAACGTCAAGTAACTGTTGGGGAACATGCGTCTTGGATCCAAAAGATCTGCCATGCTCGTGAGCTGCAGTCTAGTGTTGTCTACCTGTAGTATGGTCAAGACCTGATCAAGATTCTCATCAGTGATGTTCTTCATCACTTCATACAGCGCCTTCTGTCCATCAAGATTCAGCACATTGACGCCATTGGCCAGGGCATTTATCTCTGCGCTGGTGAATCCTGCCGTGGCCAGGAGACTGGCCAGACTGGGAATCATGCCCCCGGTGCTGCGAGTGGTTTGTATCAGCAGCTGGCTGGGCATGCCCAGACTGTCAAGATTGCCAAGGTCTATGGTGGTGCCCAGTGCAGCAAGATCCAGGCTCACAGCAGACAGATCGTTGCTGACAAGATTCATGCTGCCGGTAGTGATGTTGTCCATGCCACCTGTGGTGGCGCTAAAGGTCTGGGCAAGATTGTTTGCTCCTGCGCAAGAGCTCAACACCAAGTTGGCCTGCGCAACATAGGCGTCGGTGGCAGTGAATATCTGACAAAATTTAGTGAGATCGCCATTGCCCAGCGCTGCATTGGCATTGACTTCGGCCACTTGGCTGGCTCGATAATAATCAACAGCTGGTACCCACGTGGTCACATCACTACCGGGTGCTACGTTGGCGTTGATGGCCAGGCTTTGCCAGATCACGTTGTTGTCCACCACAACACTGCCGGTGGTATATGTTACGGTGCTGGACCAATCGTCTAGCACACCGTTGTAGTACACGCTCAACGCAGTGGTGGTGTTGGCAAATACATTGGTGAGGGCCGCGTACTGTTCTGCACCCAGCGTTAGCAAAGACAACAGAGTGTTGGTGCTGAGGTTAGACAAAGAAACTTCAGTTTGTGCCTGCTGCCATATGGAGTACAGCACCGCCACGATGTTGATGCCTTCGTAGGTGTTGACAGCGCCGGCTAGATCTGGCGGAAATTGTATGGCTGCGCCCACCGAGGGGTCAGGAGCAGGCAGGAATCCAGCACCGGCATTCAATTGCAGGGAAGAATACACTGCGGTCACGGCTATCCACCAATCCAAACATCAACACTGCCTTTTTGTATGGCAGTACACATGGGTCCCACAGTGTCGCCCATTCTAGCTGCCGGCAGTCCATTTATGAACACAGTTGCGCTCCCTTTGATGACAGTGACACCCAAGTGTGGTACGCATGAGCCACCCTTGGGCATGGTATGAGGCGTTACTTTGTCGGTGAGTCTAGCAGCCGGTAGACCATTGATAAAAACATTGAGCGATCCCGGTGGCGCAATCACAAAAGGTGTGCAATGCGGTACGCAAGGATCTCCAACTCTGGCTGCAAACATCGTTATCCTGTTATGATTTGTTTGTTGACCGGGGCTATGCCAGTGGTTGCTTCGATGTAGCTGTTGCGTACATCGCTGCGTGTTACCGCCACCATGACCCAAGCATTTTTATTTAGTCGCACATTTTGCTCCAGTACCGAGCTAAACAAGGTGGGCATCATCTGCAGACCTTGCTGGCTCAGCACTGTGCTGATGGGAGTCCGGATCACCAGGCTGTCTTCATGTATCTCCAAAACCTTGGCCACCACTTCTTCTCCGGTGGTGAGTTTGAATGTATAAATCTCTTCGGGTTCAATCGTCATAGGTAACCTAGATCTGTCATGCCCATGCGCAAACGCAGTTGCGCGGGGTCTTGTGTTTTTAATCCATCCCAACCGCCTTCCACAAACAACTCATCTCCGAGATAAATTTGTGGCACGGTGCGGTGCCCTCGATCCCGGATGAATTTCAGGTTGTCCGTATCCAAGTCCACACGACGTTCTTGATAGGGAATACCGTGCTGGGTCAAGAACCGTTTGGCGTTGGTACAGTAAGGGCACATTTCTTTGCTGTAGACTGTAAGCATCATAATGATAGTCCTGCCAGTGTATTGGAATCAACATCTTGTTTGGTACCACCCACCACATAGCTGCTGATTTCGGTCTCTTGCGGTGCCACTTGTACATCGGCACCTGCGATCCATTTTTGCGTCCAGGGCAGGGGATTGCTGCCACCACGTGGTCCTGTGGGCAGTCCCACGGCTGTCATGCGCTTGGCACCGATCCAGTCCACATAATCGCACAGCAGTTGTTCGTTGAGCCCAATCATGCTGCCATCACGGAAAAGATATCGCGCCCAATCTTTTTCTTGTTGTATGGCACTGCGATAGATCTCCATCATGGTGTCTTGGGTTTCGCCACGGATCTCGGCAAAGTCCGGATCATCCTGTGGGAGTATTTTCATGATCTGTTGTGTAAAGGCCAGGTGCACGTTTTCGTCACGGGCAATGAACTTGATGATCTTGGCATTGCCTTCCATCTTTTTAAGTTCAGCAAAGGCCCAGCTGCAGGCAAAGCTCACATAAAAACGTATGCCTTCCAGAGCATTCACTGATGTCAAGGCCAACCAAAGTTTTCGTTTTAGCTCACGCGGCGTGATGTCAATTTTTTGACCTTTCACTGAGTGCTGGCCCCAACCCAGGCTCTGATACAGATTGCTGTAGGTCACAAGATCGTCGTAGTATTTTGTGATGTCGTTGGCGCACTGTATGATTTCCTGCACATCCAACATTTCATCAAACACCCGGGCCGGATCAGCATAGATGTTGCGTATGATGTGAGTGTAGCTGCGACTGTGTATGGTCTCACTAAAGGTCCAGGTCACGATAAAGGTTTCCAACTCAGGCAACGTACACAGCGGCAGCAGGGCCAGGGCCGGTGATCTTCCTTGCACACTGTCCAGCAGGATCTGTCGCTTTAGGTTGCTGGTAAAGATGTGCTGCTCATGGATGGTAAGCTCGCGGAAGTCCTTGGCATCGCGCAACACGTCAACCTCTTCCGGACGCCAAAAAAAGCCCAGTTGTTTGTCAGTGAGCTTGTCGAACTGGCGATACTTCAAGGTATCGAATCTCTGCATGCCTATGGCGCCACCGGGATCCAGGAAGGCCAGACATTTGGTATGATCACGATGTGCTAGGTTTAAAACTGTCATGTGTGTGGCCTAAATCTTGCAACTGTCACAGTCGTCTGTGCCATCAGAGTCGGGAGTTTCTTTGCTGGCGGACACAAAGCGATCGATATCGATCTCGCCCGAGCCATCATAGGTGTTGAAGTAATACAGTTGCTTGCCACCGTACTTATAGAACATCACCAGGTGACGCAACATATCACTCATGGGGATCTTTTCTTCTTCGTAGTGCTGCGGGTTGTAACTGGTGTTCACAGAGATACCTTGGTCAATGTACTTTTGCAGCACTGCCATGATGCGCAGATAGCCCTCGGGACTGCGTTGATCCCACAGCAGTTCGTACTTGTTCTTGAGCCTGCGATATTCCGGAACCACTTGTTTCAGCACACCGTCCTTGCTCTGCTTGATGCTGACATAGCTGCGCGGAGGCTCCACACCGTTGGTGGCATTGGAGATCTGGGCTGATGTTTCAGCTGGCATGAGAGCCATGAGCGTGGAATTGCGTATACCATGTTGGCACAGGTCTTCACGCAGCCCTTGCCAGTCCACGTGATCCTGGTGCGGTACTAGTTCGTCCACTTCACGTTTGTAGGTGTCTACTGGTAGCACACCGCTGTGGTATTTGGTCTCGTGGCTTTTGGGGCAAGCACCAAATTCCCGAGCCAGGTCCACAGACGCGCGGATGAGGTAATAACTCCAGTGCTGTGCCCAGCGATCCAGTTCCGGCAAGCAAGCAGGATCGCTGTAGCTGAAGTCATTCTTGGCCAACCAGTAGGCCAGATTAATGATGCCCACGCCCAAAGGACGCCGATTTTCTGTGGCCAGGCGTGCGGCCAAGATGGGATAGTTTTGATAACTCAGGAGAGCGTCTAGACCACGCACGGCCAAGGTGCAGGCTCTTTCCATGTCCACTGGATCGCGGAATGCGCCCCAGTTGATGGCGCTGAGTGTACACAGTGCGATCTCGCCTTCGGCGTCGTCCACACTGTTGAGTGGTCGTGTAGGCAGGTCGATTTCACAGCAAAGATTGCTTTGATGTATGGGCGCAACTTCAGGACGGAACGAGCCGTGACTGTTGGCGTGATCCACGTTCATGAGATAGATGCGTCCGGTGTCCTTGCGCTCCTGCATGAAACGTGTGAACAGTTCCACGGCCTTGATGGTTTTCTTGCGCAGTTTGGTGTTGCGCTCGGCACGTTCATACAATTCGCGGAAGCGGTCCACGTCAGAGAAGAACGCTTCGTACATTTCCGGTACGTCGTGCGGAGAAAACAGCGTGATGTCGCCGTTGGCCAAGAGACGTTCGTACATGACCTTGTTGAACTGCACCCCATAGTCCATGTGGCGCACGCGGTTGTCTTCGGTGCCTTTGTTGTTTTTCAACACCAGGAGATCTTCCACCTCAAGGTGCCAGATGGGATAGTACAGAGTGGCAGCACCATTGCGCACCCCGCCCTGGCTGCAAGAACGTGTGGCGGCCTGGAACAGTTTGTAGAACGGGATCACCCCAGTGTGGTAGGCATCACCGTTGCGTATGGGTGACTTGATGGCGCGGATGCGGCCTGCGCCAATGCCAATGCCGGCCTTTTGGCTCACGTACTTCACGATGCTGCTGGCCGTGGCGTTGATGCTGTCCAGGCTGTCGTCAGTCTCGATCAACACACAGCTGGAGAATTGGCGCATGGGTGTGCGCACTCCCGCCATCACAGGTGTGGGCAGCGAGATCTGATGCGTGGATATGGCATCATAGTAGTCCTTGACCCAGGTCAGTCTTGACTCTCGGGGGTAACCGCTGAACAGGGTGGCCGCGATCAACACATAGGCCACCTGCGGTGTTTCATAGATGTCTTTGGTGACGCGATTCTGCACCAGATACTTGCCACGGAACTGCTCCATAGCAGCATAGGTCAATTCTTCGTCGCGCTCGTGTTTGATGAAACTGTTGATTCGATCCCACTCTTCTTCGCTGTAGGCCGACAGCAGTTCCTCATCGTAGAACCCAGCAGCAACATTTTGTCGCACCAAGGCCAAGACATGCCAGGGTTTGAAATCCCCATACACTTGCTTGCGCAAATGATAACAGATCAGGCGTCCCGCCACATATTGATAGTTGGGAGTTTCTTCTGATATCAAATCAGCAGCGCTCTTGATCAAGGTTTCCTGTATGTCTGTGGATTTTATACCATTGTAAAACTGCAGATGGCTCTTGATTTCTACCTCGCTGGCACTGACTCCTGTGATGTCTTGTGTGGCCCAAAAAACCACGCGATGCAGTTTTTCTATGTCCAACAGCTCGCGGCTGCCATTTCTTTTTTCTACGTATATTTGGCTCATATGTGTTCCCAGTCAAGAATTTTACTACAATTTAACTTGTCAATCAAGGCGAAGTCTGCCAGATCAATACTGTCTACAGAACTTGGATCCCAATTCAATACATGATCACGCCCCTTGATCGTGACCAAAGTAGCTTCGTGGCCATGTAAAAGCACTAGTTTGTCTCGCAATGGTGGCGACACCAACGCGATTGTATATACCATGCCTAGCGCCCGCGAAATATTACAATATCCGTCCAAGGTCAGCAGTTCCCATGGACCTGGCCATGTGGTGGTATCATTCCAATGCAAACAATAGTTTACCATGGGTACGCGCCACCACCAATGATTTACCTGTTGCAGTTGATCCGCACTGAGTTGGGCTCCAAGATTCTGCCGCAAGTCGTGCCAGGCACGCAGGCGATCTTCAAAAAACAGTGGCCACATCAAGCCAAATGAGACATGGTATAGGTCATCACACCAGCGAAGCCTGAATTATTACTGGTGTACAACACATTGATTTGGCTGCTGACCTGTGTGCAAATCAGCGTGACACCTGCGTCTTGATTCTCCGTGAATTCATCTGTGTAGGCCACTGGATTGGTGCTGTCATCGGGTCCGCTGACCACCATGAGTGTGCCTGTTCTGTTGGCAGTATCTCGAGTAATGGTGTAGTAGAGTTTGAAAGCACGTATGTTGTCATTCTTGACACTCAGGATGTTTTGATTGCTGACATTGTTGGCAATATTCACACTGCGACCAGCAGCTTGATTGAATCTACCCAGCTGATTTTCTTGTCCGCCAGTTACCGCACCCGACTGTGTGATGGTGATGCGAGGAACGTTGTAGGCATCAGCATCGCTGCGTTCAAATAGATCACCGGTACTGACATTAAGATCATTTTCAAAACTTATTATGGATGTTACTGGACTGACCGATCCTATGCTGTATCCCACATTGTAGAATACGTTGAACGCCGAAACGTTGAGACTGTTCCTAAATACTATGGCTTGCCGGTAAATCAAATCAAAAATGTTGTGCAGTATTCTTACACCGCCAGTGTCCGGGTTGTTGACATCACAGCCTTGCAATAGAGTGGTAAACCAGCTGTTGCTGACAACTATACCTTCGGTATTGTCCTCGATATCAAACGCATAAGCATTGTTTGAAAACTTACATCGATCAAATATAATGTCGGTACACACCAACCCGGCACCGCTGTCAAATACCACACAATCCAATTCAGGCACTGGCGTTACGCTGTTGTCCTGTATTTCTTGCAGCGTGATATTGCCGACAAAGTTTACACTGGTGAACCAACACTGCGAAGCTCGATCCACTAGAAATACGTCAGTGTCCACACCACTTTGGAAAGTCATGCTGGATATTTCAATGTTTTTTGGTGGGGTAGCACCGTTGGTACCGATGTTGGCACCGGTTTGTTGTAGACTGTCTCCGTATCGAGCCACGTAGGCTGTGAGACTGCTGATGTCAACGTTGTTGTCAAGATAAATGGTGGTACAGTCTGCCCCTTCGCCCACTAACTTCGCGAATGTGGGCACAATAATGGTTTCAGTGATGCGGTAAGTTCCTGCAGGAAAAAACAAACTGCGTCGTATCTGGGTGTTGACTTCACGGCAATATAACTGGAACAGGGCCCTGTTGATGGCCGCAGTGTCATCCGCGACACCGTCACCCACAGCACCAAAATCTCTGACGCTGGCAAAATCATCCAGTTTGGCCTGCACTGTGCGCACCACGGGTGTGTTGCCTGAAGCTCCGGTCTGAGCAGCATAGCCCACGGCCACATCAGCATAGGTGTAATCCAAGAGCTCTGTGATGTCGCTGTATTCTGTCAGTATTTCCGTGTTGCCCACCGTGGGCGCACCTTCCTGCAGGGTACCATTACCAATAAACAATCTACGGGTATCAACGCAATAACCAAACTCAGCACCAGCCAGCTGCGGTAGATTTTCTTGAAGACCTTTACGGTTGGTAATGCGCGAAATTTGTACTATGGCCATGCTTGCAACTCTGTTTGTGTGTATTTACCTATCTAAGCACCAGCCAGCTGCTAGATGCCCCAGTCCCGGCGCAGTAAAATTCTGAGTGTGGCTGCACAGTCATGCCAATCGCCCGCAGTTTTTTGGCGTATTAACTGCATAGAAGTGTACCATGGCGTATCTAGACGATTTTCTAACCAAATTGGTGCACTGGAATAAGGCAGCAACAAGTATGTTGGTTTGCCCATGGCTCCAGCCAAGTGCGCCGTGGAGGTATCAATGGTGACCACAAAGTCTAGGTGGGAAATCACTGCGGCTGTCTGTGCCAAGTCCATAATTACATCTACTACGTCTATGATGCCCCAGTGGCACATCCATTGTTGTTCAGCTGGCACTGTGTCTTTCCTCAAACTTACAATGCTAACTGAACCTGGAACAAAGTCGTCAAGACAGGTCAATGGTATGGAACGTTCTGCTCCTGGTCCTTGCCCCAACGATACATCGCTGCCGCGCCACTGAAAACCCATGATCAAAGAGTCTTGTGGCGCCCTAACCTTTGTTCTCACGCATTGTGCTTGTGCTGCATCACAGTGAATATACGGATCCGAGCGCAACTGGCTTTCTTGTGTGAGTCCCAGAGCCGCCGGTAAACTGAAGAAAGTACACCGTATATCAAAGTCAGCTCTAGTAGATTCCAGCACATGACCCGTGGCCGCTGCTTGTACCGTTGCCGTGGGAAAATTGCAAGCCACCAGGTCCTGTAAAACAGCCGGGACCCTGAGACAAAGATCCACATCCTGGAGACATGGATGATTTAAAAATCTAAGAAATTGTATACAGTCACCTAAGCCTCCACGATCCTGATAGCACAACACACGAGGCCGGCGTCCTTGAGCCTTGATATGATTCAGCGAGCTGGGCATGTCGCCAGGCCCACAACCCATGATCTTTTGTTGTTTGAAAACGGTTGATTCTGTCAATGACCAACATTGATCCCAACGACCAAGTCGTTGGTACAGTTGTCCCAAAAAAACTTGCAAAGAAGTGTTGTCATTATCAAATCTGATCTCATCAAGCAGCAGATTTTCTGCTTCCTGAAAGCGTTTGAGATTGATCAAAAGCTGTGCTTTGTATAACACCGCCTCAGTATCGTGACTGTGAATGCCCACAGGATCTAATAATTCCAACGCGTCGCTGATACGATTGTTGGTGACAAGTCGGCGGCAGCGAGACATCAAGAGTTGTAAGGCAACATAGGAGAAATTTTTTGACATGCACTAAAGTTTCATATAATATTCTTCTAATCGACGCAGCCAGGCGTCTGTGAATCTATCAAACTCTTGTCCTTCCAGCACAAATTCTTGGAATTGCGGTTGTGTCCAGATGCCAGGCTTTGCTTCCTGGGGAGCCACACACATAAAGATTACCCCTTTGCGGATTGCTGTACCATATACTTCGTTGTGAGCCAAAGCATAGGCCACTAGTTGTAGGAAATAATCATTGATCCATTCGCGTTTTTTAGGCTTGTTGGTCTGCTTATGGTCCATTATGGCATCAGTGTTATCATGTACCCCAACTAGGTCAGTGGTGCCGGCATATACCTGTGGAAAATACAACGGAACTTCTGTGCCCCAGAATTCTTGGCAGCGAGATAAACCTTGATCTATGATCACTTGGGCCATGGCATGACTGACCTGACTATAGGGATTGCTGCCCGGTGTGCCGATTTCTCCAGTCTGCACGTGATTTTCAATCCATTTATGCATGCGAGTACCGCGGCCAGCAGCCTCGGTGGTGATGGCTTGTGCTTGCTTTTCTCCCACACGTTTACGCCATTCCTGCAGGGCTTGCTTTGCTTGTTCTGGTTTGGTACGGTCCAGCACCGAGGTCACCGAAGGCACAGCGGCTCCCGTGGGTGTTTCATAAAAACGTTGCCCATTAACGCTGTGCCTGTGCAGAGATGGGTAGTCAAATTTTGCGGTAATCATATCACAAGCCCCACTGCTGCTCCAGGACCAGCGATGAGAAACCCGGGCCTGTCGGCTCTTTTTTTACAGAAGTCAATCACTTTAAGATATTCCATGTGTATGTTCCTTATCCAATCTTCTCGAAAATCATCCAGTTCCAGCCATGCAAAAACTCGCTGCATTTCCTGGACCAATTTATCAGTGTCTAAAAATGAGTCAGTATCAAAATAAAACTTGGGCTTTATCGTGGGTGCTGTCAACGCGTCATGTGCGGTTTCCTTGCTCCTGCTCTTGACCCGATGCTCCAGCCAATTTGCAGTATTGACCATGATCAGCACCCGCGCCTGTGTCCAGGTAGATAGGTACAAATTTAATTCGGCTCGATGGTGACTCACCATGAAAAATTTTTGTCCAGAATGGTAAAAATATTCCGACATGGTATTTTTTGAGCGCAGCCAATCATATATGCTGGCAGGGTCTTTTTGTTTGAGCGAATGCCAGAGTCCTTGGCTGTCCCTGGGATCAACCCCAAAAAGTCTATCGTTGCCCATTTGAAAATCTTCCCACCACGGATTGTTGTAATTTCGTAGATAATGGAGCAAAAATTCGTATTTTTCTTCAGCAGTATCAAAATAATTGATCAACGCGCAGTGTCTGAATTCACATTTCTGACTCAGGGCACACAATGCAGCAATGTAGTTTCCCCCTGCTCCAGGAACGTAGTGCAGGAAAACCATATTACTTCCCAGTATTGGATCATTGTCGATGTTCATCAGGGCAAATAAGGTTCAAGGCGATGTTGATAATTGATTGGGAATTGATCGCCCAGTGATCGATCTATGGCTGCCCCACTGATTTTGGTATGTTTGATTTTGCTTCTTAGATGTTTGACTCTTTCACAAGTTTTTAAATATTCCAGGTGGATTTGTGCGACTTTGTCCAAGGGCAATGATGGCAGGTCCAGCCACCTATTTAAATTTTGCATTTGATCACAGAATGCATGTGTGTCAAAAAAACTATTGACATCAAAAACAAACACATTGGATTCTCCCAACTGATCCATGATGGACCGTGGTTGCAAAACTGTTTGTTCCTGACAATCTAAAATCCCGTGACGCCATGACAGCCATGCACAACTATTATGGCCCATGATCACACGCGGTCTCTCCCAAATCCGGGACACAAAAGATTGGAAAGTGCCGTAGTTGTAGGATGCTATAAAAAACAACTTTGGGCCACGCGACAGCAGTCTCAATGGCATGCTGGAATTCAAGTGACGCTTGGTCATCCTCTCATGTAGCCAATGCTGTTCTGTGCCGCTCCAGTCAAACCTTGCCAACAGCGCACCTGGCATAGAGTCTATGAGCCAACGGTTACTGAGATTGAAATCCAGCCACCATGGAAAATTCCATGAGCGCAGATAATGCATGACCCACTCAAATCTTTCTTCCAGCGTGGTGAAAGCGCCTATCATCATGTGACTGGAGGGGGTAACGCGGCCGTTCAACAACAAACAAATCTCCGTCAATTTCATGTCTACGCCAGGCATGGCATGCTGTATCACCACTCGGTCTGTGCCATAATAGACCGAGTGTTTTGCTGCACTGCGTTTGCGGAGGTCTTCAAGTTGTTGCGCAGTGAATCTTGATTCCATGGTAACGCCATTGAGATGATCCAGCTCGTGTAAAAAGCATTTGGCATCTATGTCATGGAATACATCAACATGTTCTTGACCCAATGCGTCTTGCCAACCGGCCTTGACCGTTCGAGATCTAGCCACGGTCACTGACTGGCCAGGAAAACTCAAACACCCTTCTGGACATGGCCATAAGTCTTGGCTGGCCCACAGTAGTTTTGGATTAAACATTGACACCGTGACGCCATTTTGGAGCTGCATAATCATCACACGGTAGGGTTGGCCGAATTGATTGGCTGATAGACCGATGCCACCCATGCGCTGCATACACAGAGTCATGGCCTCTGCTAGTTCATGCGGATCAAACGGAGGATCTTGAAAGTCCCAAAGATCAGTTTCTATGTTCAGTATGGGGTCGGGCCAAAACCTTAACTGAGATTCAAACATCAGGCTATTGTACTAGAGATTTTACAATTTGTCAAAAGTTTTTTTTCCTGCTCGCTTGGCCATGGTGTCCACGGTTTGGCGAGCTTGGTCCACGCTCATGTCTTGATCTGGTGGTTCGCTGCCCACGAAGTAAATGGTGTCGTCGGTGACTTTGTTGATGACATTGCTGAGTGGAGGTTGACCGCTGAGGTTCTGCAGGCGAGCAGCATCCACGCTGATTCCAAGATTGCGAGCCATGTTGACAAATGCGTCCACGCTGATCTGCGCACTGGCTCCGGTATCGTTGCTGCGTCCTATGAGGAACTCAGCAAGACCAGCCAGCTTTAGTACATCAGCCTGCTGCTCGTCTACCTCACGGATACGCATTATCTTCGCTTGCGTCCCAGGCTGGTCTCATCGGGTTCAGAGTCGGGCTCTTCGGGTTCCACCGGAGCTTCTAGATTGGCATCGAGACTGACGTCCAAGTCATCTCCGGCTGCGGGAGCAGCACCGGCTGCCATGGCATCTAGACCCTGGAGGTCTGCGGTTTGACCAGTCAACACACCCTGCGCTGATTCAAGACCAGTCTTGCCGGCCTGGAGGGAATTCAGCAGCTCGGTCAAGGCACCGGTGGTCTGGCTCTGGAACTGCGATGCTTTGTCAGCGCCGAGATTGGGATCAGCCTTGATGCTGGCTGACAGTGCGGGAAGATCTTTGTACTGCATCTCGCTGACGTCTTCGATCATGCCTTGTATGCGATCTATCATGTCCTGTGCGGCCAGCACTACCTGGGCCTGTTGCAGTTCGTTTTGCTCTTTGACCATGCGGCGTCGGGGCTTGGCTGCTTCTTTCTTCATCATGGCCATGGCAGTGATGGTTTTTTGTTCGTCGGGGGTAAGAGGACGACCTTGCTCGGCCTTTTTCATGGTGGCCTTGGTCTTGGGATCGTTGACATCAATGGCCATGGGAGCTTGGGCCATGTTTTCTTCCACATGCTGTTGTAGAGCCTGTTCCATCATGACCAATTTGAGGTAGCCAGGATCTCTGTGGCTGTTCCAAATGGCGGAACTGGTGCGCTGCTCCTCCAGCACAGCTCGCACACGACGCAGCATGTGCCGGGCTTGTGTGGTTGTGACCCTATTGAATTCTAGACCATGCCCTAAATAGCTCTCCATGACTTGAGCTACTTGCTGCAGGGGAGTTCGGGGCTTGAGATCGTTCAATTTCATGATGGAATTCCTGTTGTTGCCAGTATTTAGTTTGAGATATACATTTTTCCAGCTGGGTTGACACACTGGTCAAAGCATAGATGCATTGGGATATTTTGGCCTCTTGTATGGCCATGTCTGCGAGATCTTGCAGGCGCCGATACTTGGCTCGGTAGCTGGCAAGATCCGTGCTGAGTTTGTGGTATCGATCGCTCAAGTATTCTATCTGACGACGCGTGGTGGGCTGCGCAAACTTGTCTGCTATGCACCAGGCCATGGCATGGCTCTGGGACGCAAACATCCAGTAACCACCGTTGCGCTTGGTGACACGGTATTGGTCTTTGTCAGGATCTATGTTGTAGCAACCAAAGGCCATGACTCCTGTGGCCGTGGGCACTATGATGCGAGCACTGAGCTTTTCG